GCAGTTTGTATACCAGAATGGCAGTGAATTTGGGTTGACTTTTCAAGGGAATGGCTGAAGCCTGTATAAAACAGGCCAGCGATTACTAGGTATAAAAAGAAGTTGCTCATTTATTTGCTCTCCACAATGTAATGTTGCTCAAGAAAATTTCTGTATCTTGTAGGAGTTGTGCCTTTGATACGCTTAATCAGGTCGGTGTGAAAAGTAATTTTTTCAACATCACCGTCTCTTGTGTCAAGGCTCATATCCCAATATTCATGCTTGTAAGTTACGGTTGCAAATTTAGCACCGTCGAACATTATGATTGAGGTAAATGGAGTGCAAACTGAATCTTGATGGCTATCAAGAATAGTGACGTCATTTCGTAAAGAGCCACTTCTGCGTGTCTCTATTTTTTCTAAAAGTTGTTTTTGAAAGGTGTCCACGTTTTTGTTTGGTAAGGGAACTCGCCAATCTCTGGCTTACTAATATATTACCTTAAGTTGATATGTGAGTCAACCTAATGCACTCTAATATAACTTAATGTGTTCATAACGTTTTATTGTAGCAAGCAACTAACCAAGAAGCATCTAAAGACTTAAGGTCAGACACAAATTGGTCATCAGAGTAGCTTTGGTCATTAAAGAACCTGTTTGTTAGTTCAGCTTTTGCTTGCTGGTATTGTTTTTCAGTCATTTGTAATCCTTTTGGTTTTTTATATTTGAAAAGAACCATTCATCAAATTCTTTTTTATCAGCTTTCAAAAGCCTGTCGGCTTCGCTTAATATTTGTTTTTCAATAACTGTTATTAAATTGTTTTTATCTTGTTCTGCATTTGCTGCTAGTTCTTTTGCTTTGGCATCTGTGGGTGCTGTTGCAGAAAGAATAATTGCAGCAATCGCTCCGTTGTAAAAAGGTATTTTTGATATATCCATTATTTTGCCTCCCTTATTTTCTTTGCAACGTCTGCGTAAAGGTGGTGTCCAAAAGGCTTGACGTTTGCGAAAAGTAACTCGGCATCTTTGTTGTCTAAAAGGTCCCATCGGGCTGCCTGTCTTTGCTCTTTTAAAAGTTTGCCTGTTGCAATTTCGACGTATCCCATGTGGCAACAAGCCCCTTTTCTGCCCCTTATGATTTCAAAGTATTTTCTGCCTTTAAGAACTTTGCATTCTTCACCCATTCTTATTGGCTCTCCTTTCTGCCAATTAATAAGTGCCTTGTCACAAAGTCGTGTGTAAGTCTCGATCTGTTTTTCAATAAGCTGCTCTTGAGTTAAAAGCGTTAATGTTTCTTTAGCCATTTTGTTTAGCAAGTTAAGTGGAGGCAATCTCTGCCTACTTATACATTAGCTCGACTTAATGATAGTGTCAAGTCACCTAAGGCAACTAGGGTGACACTAATAAAAGAGGCACATAAGAGGTTGACTTAGTGTACCATCATGGTAATATAGAGTTGAGGGTGATGAATCCTCAAATTGCACCTTGTTAATTAAATACTATGGAAAAAGAAAAAGCAACTAAACTTGCTTTCATCTTTGGAGGTCGTCTAGCAAACTGCTGGGCTCAAGGCCACGAAGATAATCATGTACTAGCTTCAAAAGCTGGGAAACACTTTAAAAGATCAAATAAGCATCTTTATAAATTTCCCAAAGATCAAAAGTTGATTGTTCACCTTTTTGATATTTCAAAGGCCCAAGGCTGGTCTATGAGTGATCAAGACATTTGCACTTGCTTAGAAACCAAGGAAGAATGTCCATATATTGAAAAAATATATGTAGTCGTTTAATCCAATATGCCCTCTTCGGAGGGCTTCCATAAATCAATGAAATCAAAACTATCAAAAGAAACAAGATTTTATTATCTTGATTATTTACAAAAGCAAATTAATAAACTTGTCAGAAGAAACAACATTCCGATGGCAACTTTAGATCAAATGCTTTTTATGATAATGGAACTTAAAAAGGAAGGTTAAACCTTGCTGCTCTTTACAGGGCAGCTTTTTCTTGTATCATTGATTATATTAAAGTTAAATCGGGAAGCCTGAGGACACAAAAGCAGTGGTCTGAGAGCCGTAAAACACCCATTGATACCGTGGGAAAGGCAGGGCAGTCAAGGCAAGGGGCTGATCGATCTCCCGATTTTTAATTTAGTTCTTCTATGTAAATATCCGCACCAACTTCCTCATCTTCATTGCGATATCTTTTGGAAGCTGATACATTTGTTACCTGACAATCATCTTTGAATGCAATACCTGTTAATGCGTCTAAAGTAGATCGTACCAGCTTATCAAGGTCGTTTTTTTTAACGATTAAATATTTTGGAGATGTTTGCTTTAACTGTCCATTTGAGCGATAGTGACTTTTAGGTCGGTTAAATCTAAATATCAGCCCAACGTGACAAGCACCCTCGATAGGTGTTTCTGTCTCTTTCATTGCCTCCTTGCCAACTGCCTTTCGCCATGGTTTTACCCTTTTACTTACCTCAATCATTCTGCCCCCACCGATATGCTTCTTACTGCCTTGAGGGGCTGGTTCTATATTTGAAACGGAGATAAATAAAGATGTCATTTAATCCACAAGGTTATCCCTTCACGGCTTTGCCCACCAATCTTAGAGGAAAAATACAACCGAATCAATTAGCTGTTTTATGGGTCATTCAAAGTTACGCAAGCAAAGATGACCAACAATGCTACCCATCCTTAAACACAATTGCCAAGTCTGCTTGCATGTCAAAACGTACAGCACAGAAAACTGTGAACCAACTTGTCTCCTTAGGTTGGCTGGAAAGAAAGCATCAAAAGGGTAGAAACGGTGAGCAGGGCAGTAATTTATATAAAGTCACTATTTGGCATTTAGCTAATGTTCCAGAACCCAGTGTTGATAGGCGTGGCAAATCCTGCACCCCTGCAAAATATGCCATGCCCCCCATGCAAAATCTGCACCCCCCCATGGCAAATCCTGCCACCAAACTAGATGTATATAAACTAGATACAATTAACAATATTAATAATGTTAGTAAGCAAAAAACCAAGAAGAAAATTTACACCGATGATTTTGAGCTTTTTTGGCAGAAATATTTAAAAATTAAAAAGAGAGCCTCAGGTCAAACCAAACCAAGAGCTTTTGAAGAATATTGTGTCGTTATGAAAAGTCATCCATCTGACACACTTGCTTTTGCTTTACAAAGAGCTATAACTGATCAGCACCTTATTGAAAATAAAGGCGGATTCGCCAGTCCCTTTCCTGATTGCTATCGTTGGTTAAAAAATGGCAGCTTTGAAGCATACCTACCAAGCACCATCGAAAAACCTAAAAAACAAAACTGGGAGAAAGATAAATCCCAAGATCAACCCTTTTAACTTGTCATGTCAATTTACAAAAGAAAATTAACTGAAAAAACAATAAATTTTTATTCTCCTGATAAAGATTGCTACGCTTGCTACGATACAGGAATCGTCAACAACTCTGACCAACTCATAAATCGGCTTTATTGGAAAGATTATGACATTGACGAAAAAGGAAGAAAGTTTGCTGGCTCTGACGCAGCCATAATATGCCATTGCCAAAAAGCATATCAACAATTAGACGATGAACAAAATGTTATTTCATCTGGCTATAGAGACTCCTTAGGTAACATCAAAACAGTCATAACTTCCAGTGGTGAACACGCTCTTGGCGTTTCCCTATCCAAAGACGAGACAAGATTTCTTCACAACAAACGTAAAGAAAGTTGGCAAGAAACTACTAAAATTATGACCGAATTGCGTCTTAAAAATATAAAGAATAAAACTAAAGAAGTCCCTTACTTTATATCAACCGTAAAAGAAAATTTAAAAGATATGCCTAATTTATTTGATTTTCCTACAGAAAAAGCTACTGTTGAATCAATGTCATCCAAAAACGGTGTTCCATAACCTTCCAAAAAATTTATTATACGAATCGCCAATTGATCGTGAAAAGAAAGAAAATATTGAATTTGCTCAAAAAAATCCTCCACCAAACGATATATCAGTCTTGCTTTCTTACGATTGGCCCATCCACATGAACTGGGGAGACTGGTACTTAGACGAAAAGAATTATTATCTTGACCTACTTCCCGACTGTCATTTTGGCAAATGGTCTCAAGAAGAACCCTTATACTCAATCGATCTTAAAAAAATATGCTCTGCCAACGACATGCTTAAATGGTTTTTTCAACTCTCTGGCAAAGACCCAGACCTTTATGGAAGAAACGTTATTATTGATCTATATTATGCCTTTAAAGAAATCTTTGCTGACGATATCATCCCCTTAACTATAGTAGGTAAAACAATATGCCCAACTGCTGCAGTAAGCATGCATATTCACAAATATGAACTCCAACACCAACTATGAAAATAAACGAACTCCAAAACGATCATAAAAATGCAAGAAAAAGAACTGACCGTTCTTCCGCTTTAATAAAAGAATCTTTAAAAAAATATGGTGCTGGTCGTTCAATCGTCATAGACGAGAACAACAGAATCCTTGCTGGAAACGGAACAATTGCTGGTGCAAGAGCAGCAGGGATAAAAAATGTAAAAGTAATCGAAACTGATGGCGATGAAATAATTGCTGTCAAAAGAAAAGGACTCTCCGAAGATCAAAAGGTCGGGCTTGCTCTCGCTGACAACAGAACTTCCGATCTCTCCGAGTGGGATAAAGAAATGCTCCACCAGCTTTCTGAAGATCACGATATTGATCCTTGGTTCACAAAAGATGACCTCGCAGAAATTCTTGGCGAACCTGACATCATCCCCTCCGATGGTTTAACTGATCCAGACGAAGTTCCTGAAACTCCTGAAGAACCAACCACACAATTTGGAGAGGTTTGGAAACTTGGAAACCATAAATTACTTTGTGGAGATTCAACTGACCAAAACCAACTCCAACCTTTGATGGAAAACGATCTGGCAGACCTTTGGCTTACCGATCCTCCATACAACGTAAACTACGAAGGTGCAACCGCAGACAAACTAAAAATTCAAAACGACAACATGTCTGATCAAGACTTCAGACAGTTTCTTGCTTCTGCCTACACCGTTGCTCACCATTATCTTAACGACGGTGCTTCTTTCTATATCTGGCATGCTGACTCAGAAGGTTACAACTTCCGTGGTGCTGCAAAAGATGCAAACTTACAAATAAGACAATGCCTGATCTGGGTCAAGTCCTCAATGGTTATGGGTCGTCAAGATTATCATTGGCAGCATGAACCTTGCCTATACGGATGGAAAAAAGGTGCTTCGCACTTCTGGAATGCTGATCGCAAACAAACAACCGTCATGAATTTCGATAAGCCTTCTAAAAATAAAGAACATCCAACAATGAAACCTGTCGACTTGATCCAATATCAACTGTCCAACTCAACAAAACCAAATCACATCGTTCTTGACACCTTCGGTGGCTCTGGTACAACTTTGATCGCTGCAGAAAGAATACAAAGGCAAGCACGTCTGGTCGAACTTGATCCAAAATACTGCGATGTAATAATTAAAAGATGGGAGAATTTCACTGGAAATAAAGCAGAACGTGTAGTATTTAATTAAGTTCTACAATTTATGGCCAAAAAAGGTACTCAAGCAGAGACAGTTATAAGGGCTCAACGGTTTGCTCGGATAATTGCTAACGGTGGTCGTCGTTCTGATTGTGTTCGTTATGCCTCCGAGAACTGGGGGGTTGGAGAAAGAACTGTAGATGAGTACTTAAAGCTCGCTAGAGACGAACTGAAGAAGGATTGGGACATGGAACGACCTCAGATGATTGCTGATCTTTTGGCTCAATGCAGCACCTTACAGATGGAAGCTAGAAGGGCTGGTCAATATCACATTGCTTTAGGTGCTATTAATACCGCAGCAAAACTTGCTCACCTTTGCTCATGAGTTTATTAGAATCTGTCACCCAAGGACATGTTCTTTTTCAAGAAGGCTTTAGTTATATTCCATCGTCAAAAGATGTCATTGCAAAAATAAAAAGCAAACTGCTACCTCATCAAGAAAAGTTTTGTAGCGACACTGAACACAGAAAACTTGCACTCGTTTGTGGCTTTGGTGCTGGTAAAACTTATGCACTTGTTAGTAAAAGCATTATTCTTGCGTCAATGAATGTTGGTTGCATCTCAGCAATTTTTGAACCAACCGCACCAATGCTTAGAGATATTCTGATGAGAACAATGAACGAGCTACTTGAAGAGTGGGAGATCCCTTATACTTTCAGAGCATCACCTTTGCCTGAGTATCAACTGCAATTTGAAGAAGGCATACACACTATTTTGTTAAGAACTATATTGACTTATCAAAGATTACGTGGGCAGAACCTTTGTGCGGTGGGTTTTGATGAGGCCGACACCGTAAATAAAAGAGACGCAGAGCAAGCGATGAACATGGCTCTTGCAAGATTAAGATCAGGAAATGTTCAGCAATTTTATGCAACAACAACTCCAGAAGGTCATGCTTGGGCTTTTGAGACTTTTGAAAAGAATGCAAAGGCGGATACTCGATTAATAAAGGCAAAGACAAGTGATAATCCTTATCTTCCTGAGGGATTCATCGACAGTTTATTAGAAAATTACCCTCCGCAACTAATACAGGCCTACCTCAATGGAAACTTTACAAATCTTACAACGGGTGCGGTTTACTCAAGATTTGATAGAAATAAACATTTAGTCAATGAAATACCTTTTGATATTAAGATGGAGACTCTTTTAATAGGTATTGACTTTAACGTTATGAATTGTAATGCCGTGGTTGCAATCAAAGATGGAGATAAATTGTTTGTGATTGATGAAATAACAAAACAAAAAGACACAGATGCGTTGGCACAGGAAATACGTAGACGTTATAGTTCAAACAGAATATTAGTTTACCCAGATGCTAGTGGTGCAGCCAGATCAACAATCAACGCTTCTCAAACAGATATTGCTATTCTCGAGAGCTACGGTTTCTCTAGCATGGCACTCCGCAGTAACCCACCGATCAAAGACCGAGTTCAAACCTTACAAGCACTCTTGGAAAACAGCAAAGGATGGGTGCGTTTGGCGATTCATGCCAGTTGCCGACGCTTAACAGAATGTTTGGAACTTCAAAGTTATGATGAAAAAAGTGGAGATCCAGACAAGCAGAATGGGTATGACCACTTAAACGATGCGTTAGGTTACCTTGTGTATAGAGAATTTTCAATTATTCATGCAAGGGCAGGTCGTCGAACTGGTATTAGAATATATTAAAAGTAATGATATTATGAGGAAAAACCGTGTATAGCTCACTAAATATTTACAACCAACCTGTAACTTTAGCTCCTACAACGGTTGCCTCACCTAATAGTGCCTATCAAAGGATGGCTAATTTTTGGGGATTGATCGAAGATTTGAAAGAAGGAACATATAAAATTCGCAGCGAACATAGAAAATATTTACAACAAGAACCACGTGAGACTGATGATGCTTATGACACAAGGCTGGCAAGGTCAACGGTTGTTCCTTATCTTCAAAGAATAGAAAAGATGTTATCTGGAATGCTGGTGCGAAAGCCTGTCCGATTGGATGACGTTTCTGATCTTGTTAGGGAGCAGCTTTTTGATGTTGACTTAGAGGGCAACGATCTGAATGTCTGGTTATATCAAACTGCTCGCACTGCTATTTCGTTTGGTCACGTTGGTATTCTTGTAGACGCACCAAAAGAAGGAGACAAAGCAAGACCATATTGGGTTACTTATGAACCAAAAGATATATTAGGCTGGCGTAC